AATAGCGAACTTCATGCAGGAAAGATAAGAAGCTACATTGTTCTAGCACTTGCCATCAACCACCAAGCCTTAACGCAAAAATGTGCATCAGCAAAGAAACCGCAGGTGGAAAACGAAAAATTTGCCATGAGAACCTACCTAAACCGGATTGGTTTCATTGGAGATGAATTTGCAAACTGCAGAGAGCATTTGACAGCAGCACTTTCGGGTTCAGCTGCATGGCGGTTTCGGGCGGCCTGAGCTGCCCCTAACCCACAAAGCTAAGAAGGAGGATTACAATGAATAAAAAATTATATCTTGCCTATGGCTCCAACCTTAACCTGAAACAAATGGCCAACAGATGCCCCACAGCGAAGGTGGTAGGAGCAAGTCAAATCAATGACCACCGTTTATTATTTAGAGGGGCACACGCAGGCGCTGTGGCGACTATCGAGCCTTTTAAGGGTGGCAACGTACCCGTTTTAGTGTGGGAAATCACACCTGTCGATGAAGCGGCACTTGACCGTTACGAGGGATGGCCGTTCCTTTATCGCAAGGAAACAATAAAAGTGAAGTTGGGGGGTAAAACCGTTAAGGCGATGGTATACATCATGAATGATGGGAGGCCGCTTGGACAGCCGAGCTGTTATTATTACAGTACAATTTTAGAAGGCTATAAGAGTGCAGGCTTCGATGTGGAAATCCTGCGCAAAGCGACAACCGATTCAGTAGAATCGGAGGAGGTAGCCAATGAATGAGATAATTATGCAACAAATACTTGCCATTCGAGAAACAGGTGAAACGAATATGTTTGATCTTCCGGTTGTGACAAGTATTGCTTTAAGAGCAGGTTATACGGAGCTAGTAGATTACCTTGAAAAGAACAAAGGAGAATATGTCCATTTCATTTTGACAGGGGAAGCGAAAACAGAATAACCTAAACAAATTTTGAAGGAACTCTGCGGGGTTCCTTTTTTCGTAGCCATAAGGAGGTGGCGGCCATACGTAAACTAAAAAAATATAAGCCGACCATCTTTAAGGCAGATGGTTCGGTATATGATAAGGACGCTGCAGACATTGCGGTGTCTTTTATTAATTGCTTAAAACATACGAAGGGAGAATGGTATGGGCAACCATTTGAACTTATAGACTGGCAGGAACAGATTATCCGCGATGTGTTTGGGATTATAAAGCCTAATGGTTACCGTCAATTTAATACGGCATATATCGAAATCGCTAAAAAGCAAGGGAAATCTGAACTTGCAGCAGCGGTTGCGTTACTGCTTACCTGTGGTGATTTTGAGCATGGCGGTGAAGTATACGGATGTGCATCTGACAGACAGCAAGCTTCCATTGTTTTTGATGTAGCAGTGGATATGGTAGAACAATGTCCAGCTCTGAAAGCGAGGATTAAACCGGTACTATCGCAAAAACGACTTGTTTATAAACCCCTTGGTAGCTTTTATCAGGTTTTGTCTGCAGAAGCTTATACTAAGCATGGACTAAATGTGCATGGTGTTGTATTTGATGAACTTCATGCGCAACCAAATAGACAGCTTTTTGATGTCATGACCCATGGCTCAGGTGATGCAAGAAAGCAGCCGCTGTATTTTTTAATTACGACTGCCGGAAATGATACTCACTCTATTTGCTACGAGGTGCATCAAAAGGCTAAAGATATTCTAGAAGGACGAAAGGTTGACCCTACATTCTATCCTGTCATTTACGGTGCTGACGAAGATGATGACTGGACCGATCCGAAGGTGTGGGCGAAAGCCAACCCCTCAATGGGCATTACCGTTGATATAGAAAAAATTCATATTGCTTGTGAAAGTGCAAAACAAAATCCAGCAGAAGAAAACTTATTTAGACAACTTCGTCTAAATCAATGGGTTAAACAGTCGGTACGTTGGATGCCTATGGAAAAGTGGGATAAATGTGCTTTTACTGTAAACCTAGAAAGTCTTACAGGACGTGTGTGTTATGGTGGTTTGGACTTATCCTCTACAACCGATATAACAGCATTTGTTCTTGTATTCCCTCCTGAGTATGAGGGAGATAAATATATCATCCTCCCTTTTTTCTGGATTCCAGAAGATAACATGGACCAAAGGGTAAAGCGTGATCATGTGCCCTATGACGTATGGGAGAAGCAGGGGTTCTTACACACCACTGAAGGAAACGTGGTGCATTATGGTTACATCGAAAACTTTATCGAAGAGCTGGGCTTAAAGTACAACATTCGAGAAATTGCTTTTGACCGGTGGGGAGCTGTACAGATGACACAAAACCTAGAGAATCTCGGCTTTACAGTTGTGCCTTTCGGTCAAGGTTTTAAGGATATGAGTCCACCAACTAAAGAGTTGATGAAGCTTACCTTGGAGGAGAAACTTGCCCATGGAGGGCATCCGGTTCTTCGGTGGATGATGGATAACATCTTCATCCGTAGCGACCCCGCTGGAAATATTAAGCCGGACAAAGAAAAATCCACTGAAAGAATAGATGGTGCAGTAGCTACCATTATGGCTCTTGATCGGGCAATCCGTAAAAGTGGAGCAGGCAATTCTGTTTATGATGGAAGGGGTTTATTAATTCTTTAATTTTAGATGGATTCTATGGCATAATAAAATTTAATATTTCAGATTAATTATGGATAAGTAGAATTTATACGACAATATTTGTTAGCAAAATGTCGAGTTTAATACTAAATCCTTTGCTATAATCTATTTATGGAAGGAGTGAAACGATGTTAAAAGAACTTAATCAAGTCATTGACTATATTGAAGAACACTTAACTGCAGACATCACACTTGAAGAAATATCCAAATACGCTGGTGTCTCAGATTATCATTTTCGGAAAATCTTTTATTATTTATCTGGGTTAACATTGAATGAATATATTAAAAATAGAAAACTATCAGAAGCAAACAAGGATTTATTAAATAATGAAAGAGTAACCGATGTGGCATTCAAGTATGGCTACGAATCAATCGATGGCTTCACTCGTGCATTTAAATCTTGGAGTGGGTTTTTACCATCGGAAGTCGCTAAAACAGGTGTCAGCAAATCGTTTCCCAAACTTTCATTTTATATCAATGTTAAAGGAGGAGAAAGTATGGATTATAAAATTGTAGAAATGCCCGCATTTAAATTTGCTGGTGTAAGTAAACGAGTGCCTATGCAATTTGAGGGCGTAAATAATGCCATTGTTGAATTGGCCAACAGTATTACACAAGAGCAAAAAGAAGCAATGCATGCCATTCAGAATATTGAACCTTATGAAGTTGTCAATGCTTCTTATGAACATGAACATAATTTTATGAAAGACGAAGGAGATCTCACTCATTTAATTGGTGTTTTAACCACAGAAGAAAATGTGAGTGAACTTTTAGATGTAATTGAAGTTCCGGCATACACTTGGGCAGTTTTCCCAAATGAGGGTCCTTTCCCAGAAACTTTGCAGCAGACTTATGCAAAAACTGTTTCAGAATGGCTACCTATTTCCGATTATGAAGTGATTCAAGCTCCTGGATTTTCATTCACGAGGATGGATGAAGAAAAAGAAAATTATGCTTACAGTGAAGTTTGGATGGCTGTGCGTAAGAGAAAATAAGAAATTTACACATTAAAAAAACAAAAACATGCAAACTTTATAAAAACCAAACACTAAAAGTGTAAAGCATCTATCAATAAGGTAGGTGCTTTCTTTATGCCCATTTTTAAGGAGGTGATGCAAATGGGACTGCTAAAAAGTATTTTCAAGGCACGTGATAAACCACAGGATAGGATAGCGGGTAGTAACTATAGTTTCTTCTTTGGTGGAACAACTAGTGGGAAACCGGTGAATGAGCACACAGCTATGCAAATGACTGCGGTCTATTCCTGTGTAAGAATACTGGCAGAGGCTGTTGCTGGGCTTCCCCTTCATCTATATAGATACACATCAAGTGGTGGTAAGGAAAAAGCACTTAATCACCCGCTATACTTTTTATTGCATGATGAGCCAAACCCTGAGATGAGTTCCTTCATTTTCCGGGAAACATTAATGACACATCTTCTATTATGGGGAAATGCCTATTCCCAGATAATTAGAAACGGGAAAGGTGAAGTCATTGCTTTATATCCGCTGATGCCTAACAAAATGACGGTCGACCGTGACAGAAACGGCCGGCTTTTTTATTTGTATCACCAAAGTTCAGATGATGCGCCTACTCTCGGAAAAGACAGCCAAGTTTATCTCTATCCATCTGATGTACTGCATATCCCTGGTCTTGGCTTTGATGGACTTGTAGGCTACTCACCGATTGCAATGGCGAAGAATGCTGTGGGACTGGCCATGGCTACTGAGGAATACGGAGCTAAGTTTTTCGCAAATGGGGCAGCGCCTGGAGGAGTGCTTGAGCATCCTGGAACGATTAAGGACCCACAAAAAGTGCGAGATAGCTGGAATGCGGCTTATCAAGGAAGCAGCAACTCCCATCGTGTGGCAGTGCTTGAGGAAGGGATGAAGTATCAGTCTATTGGTATCTCACCAGAACAAGCTCAGTTTTTAGAGACAAGAAAGTTTCAGATTAATGAAATCGCTCGGATTTTCCGCGTACCTCCACATATGGTTGGGGACTTGGAAAAATCGAGCTTTTCTAATATTGAGCAACAGTCACTGGAGTTTGTGAAATACACTTTGGACCCTTGGGTGATCCGTTGGGAGCAGGCCATCAGCCGATCACTTTTAAGACCAGATGAAAAGAAGCTCTATTTTGCCAAGTTTAATGTGGATGGACTGCTTCGAGGTGATTATGTCTCTCGGATGAACGGTTATGCAACCGCGAGACAGAATGGTTGGATGAGTGCCAATGATATTAGGGAGCTTGAAAACCTTGACCGAATCCCACCTGAGCTTGGCGGGGACTTATATCTAATCAATGGCAATATGACCAAGCTTGCGGACGCAGGCATATTCGCAAATAAAGAAGGAATGGAGGGAAAAAATGAATGAAGAAATTTTGGAATTGGGTGCGTGATGAAGATACACAGTCACGGACCCTCTATCTAAACGGTGCAATTGCTGAGGAGAGTTGGTTTGATGATGATATTACTCCTGCTGCTTTTAAAGCAGAGCTAATGAGTGGCGAGGGTGACATAGTAGTTTGGATTAATTCACCTGGTGGTGATTGTATCGCAGCATCACAGATTTACAACATGTTGATGGATTATAAAGGCAATGTCACCATAAAGATTGATGGCATCGCAGCATCAGCCGCCTCGGTCATTGCCATGGCAGGTACAGAAGTTTTAATGTCTCCAACATCACTGATGATGATCCATAATCCTTTCACCATAGCCATTGGCGATAGCGAGGAGATGCAAAAGGCAATGCAGATGCTGGATGAAGTTAAGGAAAGTATCATCAACGCTTATGAACTTAAAACCGGTTTGTCTAGAACAAGGTTATCTCACCTGATGGATGCTGAAACTTGGCTAAATGCCAATAAGGCAGTCGAGCTTGGTTTTGCAGATGACATTATGTTCAAACCAGGAGAGAGTGCACTACAAGATAGCTTTGTCTTCAGCAGAAGAGCAGTGACCAATTCACTAATGAATAAGCTTCAAAAACCAGTTGTAAAACAGTCAGCCGAATCGCTTTATGAGCGGCTTAATTTATTGAAATATTAGGAGGAAATGAAAATGAGTAAAATTCTTGAACTGCGTGAAAAGCGCGCAAAAGCATGGGAAGCAGCAAAGGCATTTCTTGATTCAAAGCGTGGTAGTGATGGACTTGTGTCCGCAGAGGATGCCGCAACCTACGACAAAATGGAAGCAGATATTATTAATCTGGGTAAGGAAATCGCAAGATTGGAGCGCCAAGAAGCTCTTGAAGCAGAGCTTAATAAGCCTGTAAACACACCTCTTACCGAAAAGCCAGCTATTCCGGGGATGGATACAAAGACCGGAAGAGCCAGTGATGAGTACAGAAAGGCATTCTGGAACGTAATGCGTAGCAAAAATCCTCGTCATGATGTGCTAAATGCTTTGTCTGTAGGCACTGATTCAGAGGGAGGATATCTTGTTCCTGATGAATTTGAGCGTACCCTAGTTCAAACCCTTGAGGAAGAGAATGTATTCCGTAAACTGGCAAAAATTATTCAGACTTCAAGCGGTGATCGTAAAATCCCGGTTGTGGTGACCAAAGGTACAGCGGCTTGGCTTGACGAAGGTGAGGAGTTTGATGAGAGTGATTCTGTATTCGGTCAGACATCTATCGGTGCTTACAAGCTGGGTACAATGATTAAAGTTTCTGATGAACTTCTCAATGACAGTGTATTTGATCTAGAGAATTATATCTCCACTGAATTTGCCCGTAGAATCGGTGCTAAGGAAGAAGAAGCTTTTTTAGTTGGAGACGGAGATGGAAAACCTACAGGAATTTTCAACGCTACTGGTGGTGCACAGCTTGGAGTGACAGCCGGGTCTGCAACTGCCATTACGGCAGATGAGATTATCGATCTTGTTTATTCCCTAAAAGCTCCTTACAGAAAGAACGCGGTATTCCTGATGAATGACGCAACAGTAAAAGCAATCCGTAAACTGAAAGACGGTCAAGGTCAATATCTGTGGCAGCCTTCTTTAACAGCAGGTACTCCAGATACGTTGCTGAATCGTCCGGTTTACACTTCTGCTTATGCTCCTATTATTGAAGCCGGAGCAAAGACGATTGCTTTCGGTGATTTCGGATACTATTGGATTGCTGACAGACAGGGGCGTTCTTTCAAACGTTTAAACGAGCTTTTTGCAACTACTGGGCAGGTTGGTTTCCTTGCAAGCCAGCGTGTAGATGGAAAGCTCATTCTACCTGAAGCCATCAAAGTTCTTCAGCAGAAGGCTTAATGGGAGGTGCAAATTATGAGCTATAACGCAAAGAACTACACCGAACAAGGTGGAGAAAAAACCGTTATTGGTGGAGAGCTTGTCATTGAAGAGGGAGCCAAAGTAACTGGGCTCCCTGTTCTTGAAAATCAACCGGCAAGCACTGCGGAAACTGTAGAAGCTCTAGTGACGGACTTTAATGCCTTGCTCAGTAAGCTGAAAACTGCAGGAATCATGAATGGAGATACACCTTAGAAAGGATAGTGATGGTGATGACACTTTTAGAAAAAGTTAAAGCAAATCTAATTCTTGAGCACGATCGCGATGATGAACTTCTTCAAATGTACATCACCACCGCTATCGCATATGCCGAGAGTTACCAGCATGTACCGGAAGGTCATTATAATGAGAACACAATGCCGCCAACTACCGAGCAGGCCGTCATTATGCTGTCATCTCACTTCTATGAAAGTAGGGATGGTAGCACTGGCGGCTTTTTTGCTGATAACGTGCAGGCAGGCCAGCAGGTTTGGAACACTGTAAATTTACTGCTCAGGCTTGACCGGGATTGGAAGGTGTAGAGTATGAGTTTTGGAAAAATGAATACCTTTATCGATCTCATTTCTGTTGAAAGAACGAAAGACAGTGAAGGCTTCGGTAAATCTAAGGACACCATCCTCGCTTCCGTTCGTGCTTATAAGGAAGATCGTCATGGAAATGAAAAGTGGGCTAACCGAGCGACATTTTCTGAAGCAACTGCGCTGTTTCGTTTTCGTAAGATACCTGATGTTGAGGTATCTACCAATATGGTGATTGTGTGTAATGATGGCCGCTATGAGATTACAAATGTTGAAGATGTAAAAGGCAGAGGCATGTATATTGAAGTTTTGGCAAAAAAGGTGGTGGGGTCAAGTGGCTAAAGTACAAGTTAAAATGCCTGAGGAGTTCCTTCTAAAACTATCAAGACTGGGAGAAAAGACGGATGAAATTATTCCAAAAGTACTTGAGTCAGGCGGAGAAATTGTTTTAGAAAAGGTAATGTCAAATTTGAAAGCTGTAGTTGGTAGTGGAACAAAAGAGAAAAGTCGGTCTACTGGTGAGCTTGTCAATTCCCTGGGACTGTCTCCGGCAAAAGTAGATAGGAATGGAAATTTTAACGTGAAGGTGGGTTTCAAGGAGCCACGAAGAAATGGCGAAAGTAATGCCAAGATAGCCAATATTATTGAATATGGAAAATCAGGTCAGCCACCAAAACCATTTTTAAAGCCTGCAAGAAGTGCGTCAAGAAAAGCATGTATTGACGCTATGAAGAAAAGGTTTGAGCAGGAGGTAGAAAACTTATGAGTATATTAAATGAACTCAAATTCATTGCAGATATGTGCAATATTCCAGTAGAGACAGGACGGTTTTCTGGTGTTCCTCCTGATACTTATCTTGTGATTACACCTCTTATTGATTTGTTTGAGGTTCATGCGGATAACACACCGGGATATGAAGTACAGGAAGCCAGACTTTCCTTATTTGTTAAAGGTAGTTATACAGCTATAAAAAATGCAATTGTCCGCACTCTTCTAGGTGCGGATTTTACGATAACGGATCGTCGATACATCGGACATGAGGATGATACCGATTATCATCATTATGCCATAGATGTGGCTAAACCATATGAATTTCAATTGGAAAAGGAGGAATAAAACATGGCTACAATCGGTCTTGATAGACTTTATTATGCAAAAATCACCGAAGATGACAACGGTGATGAAACCTATGATACACCGATGCCGCTGGCAAAAGCAATCAGTGCAGAACTTTCCGTTGAGCTTGCTGAGGCCACTCTTTATGCCGATGATGGTGCCGCTGAAATTGTCAAAGAATTTAAAAGTGGTACCCTAACTCTCGGTATTGATGATATAGGGGTAGCAGCTGCAGGAGATTTAACAGGAGCAACCATTGATGACAACCATGTACTCATTTCAACCAGTGAGGATGGAGGGGCTCCTGTTGCAATTGGCTTTAGAGCACAAAAAGCAAACGGTAAATACCGATACTTTTGGCTGTATCGTGTGAAGTTTGGAATTCCTGCAACAAACTTGGCGACCAAAGGTGATAGTATTACTTTCTCAACTCCGACCATTGAAGGAACAGTACTTCGTAGAAATAAGCTGGATGGTCAGGGTAAGCATCCATGGAAAGCAGAAGTAAACGAGGGTGATGAGGGCGTAACCCAGGCAATTATTAATGGTTGGTATAGCGAAGTGTATGAGCCTACATTTGCTGCTTCTGGCGGAAGTGGAGAATAAGGGGGATTGAAATGGATAACGAAAGAAGTGCAAAGATCAATATTGGCGGGCAGGAGTATGAGCTTATTCTTACCACTAAAGCCACAAAAGAAATTGCTGGGAGATATGGTGGCCTTGAAAATTTGGGTGAAAAATTAATGAAGTCTGAGAACTTCGAAATGGCACTGGATGAAATAGTCTGGTTGATAACTTTAATGGCCAATCAGGGCCTACTCATTCACAACCTTCGAAATCCAGATAACAAAAAGCTGCTGCTTACTCAAGAAGAAGTTGAACTTCTAACCTCTCCTTTGGAACTAGCTACTTATAAAAACGCTTTGACAGAAGCAATGTTTAAGGGAACCAAGAGAAATGTAGAATCTGAAGATGGCTCAAAAAACGTGCAAACCGGGTAAACGAGAATGAACTCTTTACCCGGCTTTTATATTACGGGACTGTTCATTTAAATCGTACCGAAGAGGAAACATGGCTTACACCTATTGGCTTGCTTATGGATTTATGGGAGTGCCATAAGCAGTTTCTTGGAATGTCCAAACCAAAACGGAAGATTTACATCGATGACATTATTCCTTATGGTATTTGATCTTTCAAAGAAAGGAGGCGATAATCTTGGCAGATAATTTTGGTTTAAAAATCGGAGTGGAAGGCGAAAAGGAATTCAAAAATGCACTTCGTGACATTAACCAAGCATTTAAAGTATTAGGTAGTGAGATGGCTCTAGTCAGTTCCAAGTTTGATAAAAACGATAAATCCATCCAAGCCTTAACTGCGCGAAATGAAGTATTAGAAAAATCCATTGATGCACAAAAAGAAAAAATAGAGACACTACGAGCTGCCCTAGATAACGCCTCTACTTCTTTTGGAGAAAACGATCGTAGAACTCAAAACTGGCAGATTCAACTAAATAAATCTTTGGCTGAACTTAATGGCATGGAGCGTGAACTTGAAAATAACCATAAAGTGCTACGAGACCATGCCGACGCCACAGATGACAGTGCTGATAACATGGAAGATGCCGCTGATGCAGCCAACGAACTTGCAGATAATGTTGATGATGTTGGCGATGAAATGGATGATGCTAGCAAGAAAACCTCTGTTTTTGGAGATGTACTTAAAGCAAATTTGTTATCAGAAGCCATAATTGGTGGGGTAAAAGCTTTAGGCTCAGCCATTGCGGGAATTGGAAAAGCCTTTATAGGCGCTATGAAAGATGGCGTTGAGTACAACGCTCAAATGGAAAACTACACAGCTTCCTTTACCACCATGCTTGGTGATGAGGCTAAAGCTCAAAAGCTGGTTAATGATCTGAAAAAAGAAGCAGCAGCTACACCATTTGGAATGCAGGATCTTGCCCAATCAGCTCAAACCCTTATGAGCTTTGGTATGTCTGCAGAAGAAGCTCAAAAACGCATGAAGCAGCTGGGTGATATATCTCAGGGAGATGCCGAGAAGTTCAAAAGCCTGACACTGGCATTTGCACAAATGTCCTCTACTGGTAAGTTAACCGGACAGGACTTGATGCAAATGATTAATGCAGGATTTAACCCACTAGAGGAAATCTCGCGTAAGACAGGAAAATCCATTGGTGAACTTAAGGATGAAATGTCCAAAGGGGCAATATCTGCAGATATGGTCGCAGAAGCGTTTGCATCAGCTACATCGGAAGGTGGCCGTTTCTATGGGTCAATGGAAGCTCAGTCAAAAACCTTTTCTGGGCAGATGGCAACTCTCGAAGATGGTGTTGCTTCATTGAAGGGCCAACTTGCTGAAGGCTTAACAACTATGCTTTCCGGTACCGTTCTTCCCATGGTTAATGGTTGGGTCGATGAATTGTCTGGAGCATTTCAAAAAGACGGTGTTCAAGGCTTAATTGATGCTTTTGGAGGAATCTTAGAGGAAGCAGTTCAGTTTATATCTGAGCAGTTGCCAGTTGTAGTAGATATTGCTTCGCAGATTATTATTTCTCTGGTTCAAGGGCTTACCTCTGCATTACCACAAATAACAGAAGCTGCAGTCATGCTACTGATGACATTAGTCAATGGAATCATTGAAACACTTCCAGCGCTAATTACAGCAGGTATTCAAATGATTGGAACCATAATAAGTGGAATTGCAGAAGCTCTGCCACAGTTAATTCCTGCTGCAGTTTCAGCGGTGGTACAAATCGTACAAGGGCTTTTGGATAACCTTCCTATGGTTTTAGAAGCAGCTCTGCAACTTGTACTTGGATTAACTCAAGGTATTTTAGATGCCCTTCCAGTGCTGATTGCGGCTTTGCCAGCCATTATTACTGGAATAGTAGATTTTGTTATAGGCGCAATACCTCAAATAATCGAGGCTGGTATTCAACTTCTGACATCTTTAATTGGTGCTTTGCCAGAAATCATTACCGCCATTGTAGAAGCAATTCCTCAGATTGTTGACGGGTTAATCACAGCGATTTTGGGCTCAATCCCACAGCTCATTGATGCTGGGGTTCAACTGCTAGTGGCACTGATTCAAAATCTACCACTAATTATTACAACAGTTATTACTGCTATACCAAAGATTGTATCCTCTCTTGTGAATGCTATTATTGGCAGCATACCACAGATCATTCAAGCAGGAATCATGCTGTTGGTTTCGCTGATTAAGAACCTTCCAACAATTATAGTAGAGGTTGTTAAAGCAGTGCCACAAATTATTACAGCACTGGTTAAAGGTTTTACAGGATCTATTTGGCAAATTGCCCAGGTTGGGACCAATTTAATCAAAGGTTTGTGGCAGGGTATTTCAGATGCCGGAGCCTGGCTTTGGGATAAAATCTCAGGCTTTTTTGGTGGTGTTGTAGATAAAATAAAAAATTTCTTTGGAATTCGATCGCCATCTACATTGTTTGCTGGAATTGGCGAAAACATGGGAGAGGGTATTGGTGTCGGTTTTGAAAAAGCCATGAATAGTGTTAGCCAGGATATGAAAAACGCTATCCCTACTGATTTTGACATTAACCCTAATCTGAATATGAATGGAGCCGGTATTAGTAGCGGATATGGAACATTTGGAGGGTCATTAATTACGATACAACAGATGATTGTTCGAAGTGAAGACGATATTAGAAAGATTTCACAGGAGTTATACAATTTGATGCAGACAGGATCTCGAGCTCAGGGAAGATTTATAACTGCGTAAAGGAGGGCGATGTATGGGCTTTATTTATAACGGTATTAACTCAAAGAATATGAAAATAAAAGCAAGGCTCACAAGTTGGCAAGCATCGCCCGCTTTAAGAAACACGTATGAGGTTGTTCCGGGAAAGGCAGGGGTTGCTGATTTTGGTTGTGATATCTCAGAGCGGATCATTACGATTAGCTGCAGCATATATCCTCAAAAGAGCTTTGAGGATTTAGTAGGCGTGTTAGATGATCTTGCAGAGTGGCTCAACCCTATGAACGGTCTTAAACAGCTTGTATTAGAGGATATTCCGAATCGATACTTTTATGCTCGCCTCACTGAACAAGTGGACTGCGAGAGATTACTTAGAACTGCAGGTGCCTTTGAGTTGAAGTTTATCTGTCCTGATCCTCACGCCTATGCGTTGACAGATGAACAATTCACGATTTCAAGTGTTGGAACTCATGAGATCCAAAGAATAACCGGGAATGCAGATTCAGAACCGATATATCAACTTAAGGGCACAATAAGTGGATCTACATCCACATATATTTCCATTACCACGAATGGAGAGGAGCTTCGAGTGGTTGGAGCTTTGACGGCAGATGAAGCGCTTGTAATTGATAGCGGATTAGTGACAGCAAAAATAACCGATGCCAACGGAAATACACTTCGAAATGGGCTTCCAGTCCTGGATGAGCTAAACTTCCCTATACTTCACAAAGGTGAAAATGAAATAACAGTATCAGCGGTGGGAGCAACATTTTCGGAGCTGAAGATTCTGGCCAAAAGCAGATGGAGGTGATCTGGTGGCAATTAAATCAATCTTAACATCACAGACAGATTTTACGGGTGAGTTTCCTGTAAGCGAGAAGACAGTTGCTCTATGGCGATTTAATGAAGCTTCACCAGATAGCAACAACATGCTTACAGATGATTCCGGCCATAACAGAAACTTCTTTGTATCCGGATGGTCAGGTACATCCGCCAACTTGTTATCCGGTAGATTAGGAAGATTTTTCAGGCAGAATATCATTAATCCAACAAGTGAAAAGACTCATTTAGTGACTACCAATGACGGTAGCTTTTTTAGTGATTTAGGTGAAAAGATTGTTGTTGGCGGATGGATAAATCCAACTACTTATTCTGTAGGGCAGACGTATATCCCGATTTTTAATACTAGACAAGGACCTGGTCAGCCAATTTTTTATGTTTCTTTATTTCAGGGAAGGTTGCGATTAATGCTGTATAATGCCTCAGGCTCCTTGATATATGATCAGACCGAAACGCCTACTATTACCCTAAAGAATAACGGGTGGTACTTTATCGCTTCTATTATCGAGGTAAACAACAAAAGGGTGCAGAACTTACTTTGTGACCGAAGTGATGGCGCTGTTTGGCAATCTCCAGTTCGAACATTCACTGGAGACTTAAATCAATCTTGTATTGCGGATATTGTGATGGGGATGCATGCAAATACCTATTATTACGCTGGAGGATTTGATGACTGGTTTTATGAAAAAGATTCTTTACTTACCATGGAGGATCTTATTTCCTATTTCAAATCTTCAATTTTGGCAAACGGTGGTGACAGTGCTGCTGATGTAGATGCCCTTGCGGACCCTGGCTCTGTCATGTTGAAAGCAACAAGCGGAGTCTATGCACAAAGTGGTCAGCTTTTTACGATAGCAGCTGCCTGTAGTCTTGCAGGAACGGGCAGGGTATCAGTTACAAGTGAATACACCGCAGGTATAACAGCCATAAGCCTAGTGGAAACTTCTACATCAGACGATCTGTCTAGCTGGACTGAATGGCAGGCCGTTGGAGCAAGCGGGGAACTGCAGTCGCCTAACAGAGAATATATCCGTTATCGAATTACACTATCCACTCAAGATACTAGCAAAACTCCTAAGCTTCTCGAAATACAGCTTCATGATATACCAAAACCACCTTATGAGAGACTTGGATTTGCCAGACCAGTTGTGTTGGATACTAACGGTGCTTGGGAAGCAGTGCTAGAGAATGCCTTTGATATCATAGTGACAAGTGAGGTGAATGGCGCCGATATTTTGGAGTTTAAACTGCCATTTCATGATTCCAAGCGAGAGGCTTTAGACAATGAAAAGCAGGTACAGATTGTCAATGATGTTTATCGTATTCGAACCATAACAGATGAGAAAAGTTCAGATGGTAGAGTTGTAACTCAGGTGTATGCGGAAGCTGCCTTTTATGATCTTTCCTTTAGCGCTGAGAAAGAGCCCATGGAGTTTGTCGCAGAGACACCGGAAGTTCCAATGCGCTATGCCTTACTTGGTACTGGCTGGTCATTAGGAAATGTCACTGTCAGTACAAAACGAACATGGCAATCAACAGAGAAGAATGCTTTATCTATCCTTCGAGCCATACAGAATATTCATGGCGGTGACTTGATTTTCGATAGTGCCAATCGGCTGGTACACCTTTTGACATTTAGCGGTACGGATAGTGGGGCCTTATTCTGCTATAGAAAAAACATGAAAAGCATACAGCGCGTGGTGGATACAAGAAGTCTAATTACCAGGCTTTATGCTTATGGTAAAGGTGGCATGACGTTTGCCTCCATCAATGGTAATAAGGAGTATGTCGAGGATTATAGCTATTCATCAGAAGTTAGAGTAGGAACGCTGGATGCTTCCTCGTTTAGTAATCCCTATCAGTTGCTTGAGTTTGCCAATATGCGCCTGGCTCAGTATGCAAAGCCACGAGTCTCGTATGTTCTTTCAGCTATGGATTTATCGGTGTTGACAGGCTATGAGCATGAAGCATGGAAGCTTGGTGATATAGTAACCGTAGATGATAAAGATTTGAATTTATCTGTCAAAACTCGTGTGGTTCGCAGACAATACAATCTACAAGAGCCGTGGAAAACAGTACTGGAGCTATCAACAACTTTAAGAGAACTAGGAGATTCCTCTGCTGGATGGGATAAAGCAGCCGATATTTTATCTTCCACTGATGTTCTTGACCGTCAGGAATTAAAAGACTTGGTGCCTTTTAATCATCTACGAAATTCACGAGCTGATGATGGTCTAACCTATTGGTTAAGTTCAGGTTTTACAGTTGACCCTAATAATGGTGTATCAGGAACAGCTTCTTTTAAAGCTGAGGGCGTTTTAGGGATGACGAAAAGTCTATCCCAGACCGTTTATCCTGCCAGTAGGAAGAGTTACACTTTCTCAGCGCAGATTGCATCGGAAAATCTTCAGAAAGGGCCAAACGGGCAAGTTGGGATTGAAGTTGTCATTGAATATGAGGATGGGTCGACAGAAACCAGGTTTATTGATCTCTTTTAGGAAGGAGGCAGTGCTATGGCTTATTTTTCACAGACAGCACATGCTATTACACCGAGAGGTATTGGAAAGATAAAGTCGCTTACCATCCGTCTTTTCATTACTGATTGTTCTGGTGAGGTGTTCTTTACAGATATGCTTTTGCAAGGTGGCTCCATTGCTACGGGCTGGATTGGTCATGTGTCAGAAATTAAGTGGACGTTGGATGGGTAGGTGGTGCAGATGTCAGTTACATTTACCAGGTTTGCTGAGACGATTCATTGTAAAGAGGATAAACGAGTAGTAAGCGTAACAGTGAAACTACTTCTTGAAGATTGCACAGGTACTGTTTATTTCACTGATATTCAGGCTCAGGAAGGTGATCGTCTAACTGGTTATACAATTAATACAGAAACGATGCTTCAAAAATACCGAGAGGGCGGTGTTATTGTTCCTGCTCGTTTTTATAACGGAGTGGTTCGTAGCGGAGAGACGGTTATCCTCTTCAATCTGGGTTCAACTTCCGCTGGTCTTGACTGTCATATCTATCCTATACAGAATATGGAAGCAGGCAGTATCCAATTGTCTCAAGGGGCAGGGGCGCATAGGGTAAAATTTAAAGAGGCTGCTAGCCCAGACGATACCTTTTCACTACTAGCATCAACCAGACAGTGTTTAAAGAATGGAAACCCAACTGATAAGGAAGGATTTTTTCAATATACAGCATCGGGTGATAGCAAACATGTGGTGAAGCTAGAGGACAGAAAATCAGCTCGGCTATTGTTCGAATTTCAAGAAATGCAGGAAGGAAGTGAGCGCCCTTGATTGATTACCTAAAAGGTAAGCGGTGCATGGTTTGGAGCTTCATGGGAAATGCCCGCATGTATCAGGCACTACGAGACTATGGTGATCGAATTGATACGGTGGGTATTTTCACTTTTGAAGTGGATATCACCGGGACCATAACAGAAACAGGAACAAGCATATCCAGTATGCTTACTTACATTAACCGCTGGCCTCATATCAAATGGCTGCTTACAATCATGAATCATGGTACGGCTTCTATTTTTACAGCCCTTAGAAATAATACCAATGGTGCAAAGGATAAATTTCTTACTGAGATTATTCGCATCATGAATAAGTATCCTTGGTGTGCTGGAGTGGATATAGACTTGGAACGTGGAGGTGGCTATGAAAACAAGGATGCTGCTAATGCTCTATTTCGAGACATATATAACACTGTCAAAGCCTATGATTCTTCGAAACTCGTAAATATTTGTCTACCAGGCATGACTGGAGTACAAGGATCGGTTGGTGGCGAAAACTGGTGTGTTTATGAAGACTTGAATCCCTATTGTGATACAGTAGCGATTATGAGTTATGGCATGGCATGGGCAGGCTCTGCACCGGGCCCGGTATCTCCCAGGGATTGGTTGGAAGGCATTTATGATTATGCAGTCCGGGTTATGACTCCTGAAAAAATATTTTTAGGACTGCCTGCATATGGTTGGAACTGGAGAATCCACGATACACCAGAAAATCTGGGCATCACTTATCGTGGGATTTCAAACACATATTATGCCGCACAGCTTTGGATGACAGGGGGATATAACTTTACAGATGATGGACCACCACAGCCCATGATTCCTATCATAGCGTATTGGGATGATTATGATAAGGTGCCTTGGGCCTTGCCACATGTGTATGACTACATGGAAGGCTGGGATGCAGTTTCAAGAACCTATCCTTTACTGGTTGAAACTTATAACCGACGCAGGTATTTGACTGCCTATAGCAAGCAGCAAAAAACTGAATTTGGCACGATATATGTAGATCGTAGTGGCGGAACTCCTGATAGCTATACTGGTAATGTATCGGTTTCTTCTCAAATGATAACACTTGGTGAAGAAGGTGAAGCCGAATACGAATTTGAAATTGCATCTGCTGGTATTTATGATGTAGCCATTCGCATCTCATTTCCCTTCTGGGATAAGAATAGTATTCATGTTTCACTTGACGGGACAAGTAAGGTATTTAGCGAGAATAGGCTGTGGTGGCCATACTGGCGAACAACTTGTTGGCTTTCTTTGGTTTCTGGTGTATTTCTTTCAGCTGGTACCCATACTGTCAGCGTTAGTGCCTCAGTACCAGGTGTGCAGTTCTATGGATTTCGAGTATGTTCGAGTTTTTCTGAAGAACTTTCTGCTGGAGAGGCAGAGTTTATGCTATCTCCTCGCAAATTTAAAGATGTGAACGGTTTAATGGCTGAACCCGATAAAGGTTTTAAATTGACCACTGAGGTGCTACGCAGAAAGCCTGATTCAGCACTAATTTGGTATGAAGACTTCAGAGATGACAATCCACTTCCCTCCAGCTACTGGACAGCACTAAGCGGCGAGTGGCAGATATGGCAAAATCAAAATGATCTCGCCAATCGTCCCTATTCGCAGCTTGACGGGTATGGCCAATTGGCGTGGAAGTATAGCGGGTTTTCAGATGTTCATTTGCGGGCAAGGTTGGCTTTTACTCCAGAGGGAAGTGGTCGTGCAGGCATTTTTTGTGGTAATGTCTTTTGCTGTTTAAACTTTAATACACAGCGTATTGAACTATATAATGGTTCTTCTCTAATCGGCAGTTATGCCACTGAAATCGTTAAAACGGCATCAGCAGATCTTCGCTCAAATCCAAGAATGTACACCATTGAAATGAGGATACGAGGAAACTCTGTGAGGGTTTATTCCGGAGCAAGCAATGTTTTGCGCTTTACAGCGACGCTTAGTGGTTTTTCAGGAGGGTATGCCGGGGTTCGGTCTGATGGACGTATTCTATGCGAATTACTTAGACTGGGAGATGCCTGGACTTATGAACCTTATGAAAGGTTTGATGTAACCTTCCCGGATGGAACCACAACTGAGTATGGGCGGCTGGCAAGAACCGGTGTAACATGGGATAGTGAGTTTCAGGTTTTCACAGTTAACAATGATGTGGAGGAAGCTTCTACACGAAACCAGGACATCTCTATGGATTATGATTTCTTCCATTCAGGCCTTTTGCCATTGGTCTGTGGAAATGATTATTCAGTAAAAATCGTGTCCAAGGACATCAATGTCTGGATTTCACGTTTGTTTCTTGGAGATGCTGACGGTTTTTCTATTCTTTATTATCAGGATGTAGACAGCCTTGTCTATTGGGCAAACGAAGCGGCATATCGGTGGAAACTTAGAGGAATTGCCATATGGTCTTTAGGACAGGAGGATATGAGGCTATGGGAGGCACTGCCTAAACAAATATAATTAACGATTCAGGAGTGTTTGCGAAAAATTGCAGGCACTCTTTTTGTATCTTCACCAATCACGAAGGAGGTAAAAATCATGAAGGAAATATGGAATTGGGTACAAGCTGCCCTTACAGCACTTGGTGGATTCTTGGGCTGGTTTTTAGGTGGTTTTGATGGTTTTTTATATGCATTAGTAGCATTGATGATAGCTGATTATATCACTGGTGTTATGTGTGCCATTGTTGATAAGAAGCTATCTAGTGAGATCGGATTTAGGGGCATCTTTAAGAAGGTGCTTATTTTTGTTTTGGTCGGAATTGGACATATGATTGACATAAACCTTATTGGAGATGGAAGCGTGCTCCGGACAGCCATTATCTTTTTCTACTGCTCCAATGAGGGAGTATCCATGCTAGAAAATGTTGGTCGACTAGGACTGCCAATACCAGAAAAGCTAAAAGATATTCTTGCACAGTTGCATAACAAAGGAGCATTCCTGTAAGGAAGAAAGATGACCTTTGAAAAAAGAGACACCCGGCAATACAATGGTAATGTGCTGATCCCACCAAGAAAGGCACAAAACCAAAGATTGAGGAGGCGTCTCTATAATGAAGAGTACACAAAACGAGAAGATTTTGCAAATCAAAAATGAAACTTTGGTAATTGGCATTGATATCGGCAAGGAAATCCACTACGCAAGAGCTTTTGACAATCGGGGGATCGAACTGGCGAAATTGCTCCGATTTAGCAACACTGCCCAGGGGTATGAATCCTTGGATGAGTGGATGCGTCAGATTATGGAGCAAAAGGCAAAAACTGAGGCGATAGTAGGCTTTGAGCCTACTGGGCACTATTGGTTCACGCTGGGAGATCACCTGCAGAATAAAGGCCATCGGCTGGGGATTGTAAACCCATTCCATGTTAAATGCACCCGGGAACTTGATGATAACAGCCAGACAAAAAATGACCGCAAGGATCCGAAGACAATCGCGATGCTGGTAAAGGACGGGCGCTACCGGGACGTATACATACCGGCAGACGTATATAGTGAACTACGGGAGGCTGTGGCAGAAAGGGAGCGTTTACAAGAACAACTCATTGCTTTAAGCAATCAAATTATACGGTGGCTCGATATTCGTTTTCCTGAGTTCAGTACCGTTTTTAAAGACTGGCGGGGGAAGACGGCGCTGGTAACATTAAAATCTTTGCCGACGCCAGCGCGAGTAATAGCGGCCGGGGCAGATGGTGTTATGAATCTGTGGAGTGAACACCTTAAAAAAAGCAGCAGGAAGAAGGCAGAGCAGCTAGCCAGTGTGGCAGCGAAGTCTATAGGGCGCACTGATGGCAGTAACGGCGCAGAAGCAGCCCTGGCGAACCTATTAGTGCAGTACGAACTGATATCTGGGCAGTTGGAAACGATAGAGCAATTGATGTATGAACTGTTGCTCAAGGTACCCCACGCGGGAAACCTGCTGGCAATCAAAGGAATTGGCATTGTGACGGCGGCCATCATCATCAGTGAGATCGGCGACATCAAGCGATTCCAAGATCCACGCCAAATATTAAAAATGGCCGGATTGAGCCTTAGAGAAAACAGTTCTGGGAAACACAAAGGAAAAACTACCATTAGCAAGCGCGGAAGAAGACGACTAAGGAAAGCTTTGTTTCAGGCCATAATCTCGATGTTGGCAACCAACGCCGAATTTAAGGTCATGCATCAAAACAACTTAACGCGAGAGAAGAATCCACTCGGTAAGCTGCAATCAGTTATCGCGCTATGCGGCAAACTGGTGCGTGTACTCTATGCACTGCTTACTAAAGGTTACGAGTACGATGTTGATAAAATGACTGACGACATGAACCGGTCGTTGAAGGCGGCGTAAGCCGGCCCGGAGACAAGCGTCAAACAGCGCCACAAAAGGTCTAGGAGCCGCACCGGACCAGAGAGTTATGAAGGCCAGGAAAAATCTCGAAGAAAATTCTCACAGTATGACCTTTGACAATGAAGAGCCGGGGGCAGTCAAGTTGAATTTTACCTTAAGGGCACTGACCCAGCGTGGGAGCATGATTGACGTTCCATCTCGAGGATAGGCAGGACGAAGGAATTAGGCACAACGATGCCGTAAGACATGGGAGGTTTGCCACCTGGAGCTGATGTGGAATCCCGACGGCCAAGACATAAAAAATCACGCGGCTTGTTTGCTATACCCACATTCATACAGCTACCGGAAAAAACGCACTATCACGAGAGATGGCTCTGAATTATTAAAATGAAATACTGCGATTTAATGAGAAAAGAGAAGATAACAAGAGTTTATTAAGGGAGGTAAGGAACAATGAATTTGAGAAAACTTATTCTAACTGAAAATGCGTGTTATAAGGCAGGCAGAAAGATTACACCGAAGGGCATAATGGTTCATAGTACTGGTGCAAATAATCCGTATCTTCGTAGATACGTTGGACCGGACGATGGCCAGTTGGGTGTAAACGAGTACAACAATCACTGGAATCAGGATAGACCAGGTGGAAGGCAAGTTTGTGTCCATGCATTCATTGGAAAGCTTAAGGATGGTTCAATTGCCACTTATCAAACCCTGCCATGGAACCATCGTGGATGGCATGCAGGTGGAAAGGCAAATGATACTCATATTGGTTTTGAAATCTGCGAGGACGGTTTGACCGATGCCTCGTATTTTAATGCAGTTTATAAGGAAGCGGTAGAACTGTGTGTGTATCTTTGCAAGCTCTATAACTTGACCGAAAAAGATGTTATTGGCCACTATGAAGGATATCAAAAAGGAATCGCAAGTAATCATGGAGATCCGAGAAACTGGTTTCCAAAGCATGGAAAAAGCATGGATACCTTCAGAGCGGATGTGAAAAAGCTATTAAGTGAAGGAGAGAAGCCTGCAGAACAGGAGAGAAAGAAATATTATCGTGTTCAAATCGGTGCCTATTCTGTAAAAGCCAATGCGGAAGCGCAACTTGCCAAAGCTAAGAAAGCTGGCTTTACCGATGCCTTTATTAAGTATGATTAACGAACAGCTAATTTTAATGACCCGAGGAGTGTAACAGCTCTTCGGGTCTTTTGCTTTTTTAGGGGTTCGAATCACCGAATTTTTTTGCATATAGGTGCAGGGTTCTCCCTGTAGAAATGGAGGTTGCCTATATGCAGATAACTAAAATTACAGATAAACAAGATCCACTAGCTATTCCTAAAAAGACACCTTTAAGTACTAAGAAGCTTCAAAGAGAGTTTGATTATTATAGAGCGGAAAAACTGCTGCGTCAAATGCTTGAAAAGGGTCTTGTTACAGAGGTAGAGTTTAACAAAATTATGCGTTTGAATCGCGAAACTTTCTCACCGTTATTAGCACAGATAATGCCCGATATTCCTTGATATACTGGGCACTCAGAGGTAATATGTCACATACCTTGAGGAGGTGAATGTGGTGAAAAAGGTAACAAAAATAAAAGAAACGAACAATCGGCTTCAAAAAAAGCTAAAACTGCGGGTGGCTGCTTATGCTAGGGTATCAACAGATAATACGGAACAGCTAATCAGCCTGGAAGCACAGAAGGTCCATTATGAAGCTTATATTAAAGCGAACCCAGACTGGGAATTTGTTGGCATTTATTTTGATGAGGGTATTTCAGGCACGAAGAAAGAGAATAGAACAGAACTACTTAGGCTTATTTCTGACTGTGAGAACAAGAAGATAGATTTTGTAATTACAAAATCTATCAGTCGATTTGCCAGAAATACAATAGACTGTTTAGAGATTGTAAGGAAGCTAACTGATCTTGGAGTGTTCATTTATTTTGAAAAAGAGAACATCAACACACAGTCTATGGAAAGTGAGCTTATGCTGACCATTCTAAGTAGCCTAGCAGAGAATGAATCTATCTCAATTTCTGAGAATAATAAATGGTCCATTCAAAAACGGTTTAGAAATGGAACCTACAAGCTTTCTTATCCTCCCTACGGTTATGATTATATAGATGGGCAGATTGTAGTGAATAAAAAACAGGCCGAGGTTGTTAAACGGATTTTTACAGATGCCTTAGCAGGTAAAGGAACGCAGAAAATTGCACAAGAATTAAACGATGAGGGTGTACGTACTAAAAAAGGCGGTCAATGGAGAGGAAGTACTATCCGAGGTATTTTACGGAATGAAAAATATACTGGAGATGTAATCCTTCAAAAAACATACACTGACGATAATTTCACTAGACGAACCAATAAGGGAGAGAAGGATCAGTTTCTTATCGAAAATAATCATGAGGCAATTATTAGTCATGAAGAGTTTAAGGCAGTGAATCTTGCAATCGAACAGCGAGGAAAAGAAAAAGGCATCAAGAGTGGCAATAGCAAGTATTTAAATCGCTATCCCCTTTCTGGAAAGATTCAATGTTCTGAATGCGGGAGTACTTTCAAGCGAAGAATCCATGGAACTAAGAACAATAAATATATTGCCTGGTGTTGCTCCAAACATATCACTAATATAGAGGAATGCTCCATGATTTACATTCGGGAGGATAGCATCCATCAAGGCTTTGTGACGATGATAAATAAGCTCATCTTTAGTCACAAAGTTGTTTTGAGGCCTTTGCTTCAGAAACTGAAACTCATGAATTATTCAGATAATCTGATTCGGGTTCAGGAAATTGAATCGAAGATGGAGAAAAATGCAGAGCAACTTCAGGTATTGATTAACCTCATGACAAAGGGATACTTGGAGCCTGCTCTTTTTAATAAGCAAAACAATGAGCTTCGCTCTGAAGCAGAGAAGCTGAAAGATCAAAAAGAAGCACTCTACCGTTTCATCAATGGTGGAATGGCTAAAATAACAGAATTAGAAAGACTTATCAAATATGTTTCAAAGTCAAAGAATATTGAAAGTTTTAACAAGGAAGTATTCGAGCAGTTTGTTGAAAAGATAGTTGCTTTTTCGCCAACAGAAATAGGCTTTAGCCTAAAGTGCGGCTTATTACTTAAGGAAAGGATGGAGAGATAGATGCCTCATGTACCATATGGATATACGATTCAAGATGGAAAAGCGGTGATTGACCAGCTACAAGCAGAGCAGCTAAAGAAGCTATTCAAAGCATATCTTTCAGGTCTTTCCTTGAAG